TTTGTTAAATTACTTTCAAGTTCTTGAGTTTTATTTTGTAGACCCTCAGCATATTTTAAAGCTGCCTCTTCTCGACGTTCTGCTTCACGAAGTTTGCCAACAAGTTTAGAAATTCTTTTGTTAACTTTTTCACTGTATTCTTCGTGCTCACCTTTGTCCGTTGACTTTGGTTCGTTTTCTGTTGCTTCTGGTTCAGGAGCAGCTTGCTCTTCAACTACTTCTTCCTGTTCTTCTACGGGATTTACTTTTGATTCTTCTAGTTCAATGTCAACGGAAGGCCCGCTGGTATCGATGTCGACGATCTTATCGTCTTGTATTTTTTCTGCCTCTGGCATGGTTCTTGTTCTCCATGGTTAATTATTGCAAGATGACTTACATGTGTAAGATGTCAGTCGGATCCTGTATTATAGCAAGTATTTCGTCATCATTCAAGAGTCTTAAATCACCACCGTCAATTTTTAATCTTGAACCTGCATATCGTGCAAAGATCACCCAATCACCTTTTTTACACCAAGGTCCTTCAGGAAACTTAGCTGTATCTCCATACGCATCAGGGCCAGTGGCCACTACATAACCGCAAACGGTTGCTAACTGCTCTCTTTCACGTGTTTGATCAGATAAAATAACTCCACCTTTTGTGCGTTCTGCGCCTAAATAAGGTAAAATTAAAATCCTCCAACCAGTGGGACGAGGTAATTTTTCAGCAATATCGCTGTCAATATTATTAGGGTCCAGGTATTTAGATTCTCTTGTTCCATATATTTCTTCTACTTTCTTTTGGTTTTTTTCTAATTCTTCAATTGTTTTTCCTTCTTCTGCAACTTTTATTTTTTCTTTTTTTCTGGCTTTCGCCATGTGCGTGGGCAATATTAAATCACTCATCGTTGTGTTCTCCTTTTTTTAAGATTTCTTTTATCTCATCTTCTATTTCTTCTAAAATGCGATATTGACCAATCATAAAATTATAGTCAGCTCTTTCTGTCGTGCTACCTTGCATGACAAAATCTGTCTTCTGTTGTTTTTTGTCGCGAATGATACGAAGTATCTTATCGCTCAACCATAGTCCGTCCATTACTTTATAATTCTGATCTTATTTCTTTATATTTCTTTAGTATACTACCAATGCCGTCATTTGCAACCCCATCTTCAATAATCATCATACCACCGTCCATTTTACCAACACGGCCACCTTCTGCATAAACTGGAGAAAGAAAATTACCTTCATTATCAACTGCATTATTAAATCTATCAAAAGAATAATCATCAACTCTGTCACCTTCACTATCCTCTAAATATCTAACACCTTGCATAAAATCATTTTGTATTTGTAAATCTTCAGGAGTAAAAGAAAAATTAGAGCCTCCTGCTAAAGGAATTAAATTACCACCAGTTTTTGGTGGTCCACCGATGCCTGGTAAAGGAATAACCGGACCAGGTAAGTTGACTCCAGGTCCCGTATAAGTTCCCCCACCTCCGCCTCCAGGACTAGGTGTAAAAACACCTCCGCTAGGTGGTTTAGGCATAATACTAATTGGTTGACCTGGTCTTGGTGTAATTGGTGGTGTTGGACCTACAACCGGTAAAGGAACAATAGGTCCTATTGGAAAAGGAACAGGATTTGGTAATCCAACACCAGGACCTGGTGTAATTGGTCCGCTAGGTGGTTTAGGCATGATACTAATTGGTTTACCTGGTGGCTTAGTTCCAGGTCCTGTAAAAGTACTTCCGGGTGCTGACGCAAGATCTAATTGATAAGACATCATTTGATAAGGGTCTTTTGACATTAAAGGTTTATCTGGCCCTGTTTCAACGCCTAATAGTTCAGCGTCAGTTGCATCTCTCATAGATAATTTAAGTAAATCACGAATTGGAATTTGATTTGTTTTACTATAAGGACGAGGGTCTGCTTTAGTTTCAATAGGCATTACATTTTTAGCAGCAAAAATACTTTGGTCAGGTCCACCAGGCATAAAAGCTTGACGATAAGGAACATCTAAAAGTTTAGCGTACTGATCAGCAATGATTCCAGTTTTAACATTTGGCATTACTGCTCCAACTCCAGAATCGTAAATAATATCATATTCCATAGGTGGTGGTGGTGCAGGCTGTTGACTTCCGCCGCCTCCGCCGCCTCCGCCGCCAGCTCCTTCACCTGGAACGCCGGGTCTTCCTCCCACGCCTACGGGATTCCCTTGACCGTCTGTTACTGTTCCTCCACCCCATCCTACTGTTCCTGGAGGATTATCTGGTCGTGTTCGAGGATCTCTATTACCTCCTCCTCCCATGTTTCCACCGGGTCCTCTGTTTCCTGGAGCGTCTGGACTACTCATTACTGTTGTCTTCCATTAGGGTTTAAAATATTAGCAGTTGTTTTTTCAAGATTGGCTGTAATTTTTTCTGCCTTATCCATCATTTTATTTTTAGAATCTTTTTCTAATTTTTCTGCAGCAATTGCTGAACGAATAGCTAGTGCATCTTTTTGTTGATCAATTCGATCTTCATCCGTTTCTTTTCGGTCATCAGCTTTACGTTCTTCAAGTTCTAATTTTAGTTGCGCTTCTTGAGATTTACGTTCCATATCTTGTTCTTTTAATTCTAGCTCTTCTTTTTTCAATTCAACAAGAGGGTCTTGCATAGAGTCTTTTAAAGCTTCTTCTAACTCAGTTACAAAGTTATCAATTAATTCAGCTTCACGCTCTGCAACTCTGTTTTGCATTTCCATCATCATTTGTTGTTGCATCATTTGTTGTTGTTCAGGAGGTATTTGCATCATTTGTTGCTGCACTTCTGCTTGAACTTCTTCTTGAGCTTTTAATGAAATATGTTGCATAACATGAGCTTGAATGTTTGCCATTGCCACGGGATTGCTTTTAACAACTGTACTTGTCATCAATGAAAAATGAGACGCAATATGAGCGTCGTGATTTTGTCCTTGAAAAGCTTGTGCGGGCATTCCTGCCAATAAATCTGAATTTTCAGTTGCAGGATCTTTTGGCTGCGGCTGCGGTGGTGGAGGCATAAGTGCTTCTATATTTTGCACCCCCATTGCTTCGTACATCCTTCTATATGCCTCTGGTAGACTATGCATTTCAGGAGCAGCTTGGGCAAGTTGCAATTGTTGTTGTGCAAGAGTTACACGTTGCGTGACTGAAAATATATTTGGATCTGATACAGGTATGACATCTATTCTTTCATCAAAATCCTGTGCTTTTACTGCTTGATTTCCACCTATAACTTGATACGGATAAATATCAGGCAATGTTTCAGCAAATAATTTTGCTAATAATTTAAACTCTTTTCCTTGAGCCATGTGCATTCTTTTGTGAATTGCAGACATAACTTTCATTCCTCTTTCAAGAAGAGCCATAGTTGTACCAACAGGATTTACTTCATTACCTTCACCAAGTTTCATATCAGCAACAGCAGCAAATGATTTACCACTTTCAATAACAAAACCTAATAAATTAAATAACGTTCCTGATGGTTCTTTGTAAGGTAATGGAACTAATGAATTACGAATGTCTCCAGCAGGAGCATCAACATCTCTAAACTCACCTGGTACTAAAGGTTGATCATCGTCCCTAATTCTAAGCCCTCTTGCTTTGAAACCAGCTGGTAAATTAACAAGTGTTCCGGCATCGATAAGCTGTCGTAATATAGAGGTGGCGGTTTTTGTGAGACCACCAAGCATATGAATAAGACCAAAACCATAGAAACCAAGACCTGGCAAGAACTTGTAATGTACGAAATATTGTTTTTTAGTTTTGAGTGGATCTTGTTCATTCCAGTTTCTACGTATTGATAAAATTTCCCCTGAGTTGTCTTCAATAGTTACAATGTATGGTAAACTAATTCCAGTCTCTTCGCCTGCCTCATTGGCATCTTCATAACCTGGCAGGTCTAGATCAACATGCATTTCTAATAAAGTATGAACATTATCTTTTGTATAAGCTTTTTTACGACCATCAAGTTCATCAATTTTTTCTTTAACTTTACTTGGATCATTATCTTTAGGATCTTCTAAATCTATATCACGATAGAATCCTGATACTTGAAACTTACGTAATTCATTTGACATCATTTTTACAACGTGAGTAATTCTTGCACACGTCATTAAATCAGTCGCCTCGTATGGAACAACTAAATCTTCTGATGATACAAACTTAGAAACAGGTCGTCCTAGTGTGTTGTCAAAATAAATTTTACGAAACGCCGAACCTGATAAGGGTAAGTGGAAAAGCATTTGATCAAGCTCGGGTTCGTATTCTTCCATGACGTGGGTTAGTTGATAATTCATAAATTCTTTAACGCGACCAGATTGCGCCTCAACTTGAGGATTAATCATACCCATAACTTGAGTTTTTACAGGGCCGCCTGCAGGAAATAATTCTTTGTAAGA